CACGTTGCTGGCGCCGGCGCCGAGGCGATAGGAGTAGTCGCCGATCGTTTCCGACGTCACCCCGCCCGCGCCTGACGGGGAAGTCAGGGTGCGTAGCGCGACACCGCAGACCACCGCCAGGACGTCCGGCGGGGTCTCGAGGTAGCCGTGGGTGTAGGTCACCCGGAAGGTGCCCGGGTAGCCGTCCAGGTCGTTGAACCAGGTTTCCGGCAGGTTCGCGACGAACGTGCCCGCACCGAGGCGGATCGTGTCCAGGCCGTCCCAGACCCAGTCGACCAGCGGCAGGTCCGGGATCCCGTCGCCGCCGACTGCGACCACGGAGTCCACCGCGACGGCGGGGCGTTGCGGTAGGACGATCGTCCCGCCGCGGCCGCGCAGCACCTGCGTGCTCTGCGACTGGCCGAAGTCCTGCCGGGTGTAGGAGCGCACCAGCGCGGACGCGTCGTTGAGTAGCGCTGTGGCCCGGGCGGTCTCCGACGCGGTGAGGTCGCGGCCGAGCCGGTCGGAGAGGTCAGTGGCGGTTGCCAACGCGGACACGGGTCCTCCTTTCCGCCAGCGTCTGGACCGCCTGTGTCCAGCGGTCCAGGTCAACAGCGGGATCCAGTTCGGACGCGCGAGCCTTCGCCCGCCGAGACGCGGCGCGCCATCGGCGGCCGTCGAGCAGCCGGCGGAGTTCCGTCTCCCACGCCCCGACATCCGCGCGGTCGGCGAACACCCCGACGTCGCCGAGGGATTCGCGCAGGCCGGGTGTCGGGTGGGCGATGACGGGGATGCCGGAGTGCATGGCCTCCACCGCGGCACGGCCCCATGACTCGTAGGACGAGGGCATGAGAAGCACCCGCGTGCGGGAGTACACCCGCGCGGCCATCTCGTGGCCCGGGACGTGGTCGAGGATCTCCACGTTCGGCAGGTCGGTACGGATGACCTGCCCGCCGTAGCCTCCGCGGACTCCGAGGAACTGCACGTCCGGCATCCGCTCGGCGAGCCCGTAGAACGTCGCCGGGCCCTTCTCGGCGTACAGGTTGACCAACGTCACCGCGTCACCCGGAGTGGTGGCGTAGTCGTCACCGAACACCGGCGGCCGGACGACGACCGACCAGCCCTGATAGGGCCCGGACAGGTACTCGCGCATCCACTCGGAGTTGAACACCGCCAGCGACGCGCCGCGGCGCAGCCAGTTCGCGGTCTGGAGGAAGGTGTTGTGGCAGACGTGGACCACGGGGATGTCGTGCAGTCCACCGAGGATCGTCGCCCGGGCGGTGTTCTCCAGGTGGGTGACGATCACGTCGGCGTCGGCCAGGAACGGCACCGGGTCGTTCTTGTCGCGGTGCGGGTGGACGTGCACACCGTCGAGTTCGTACGGTTCGCCGCGGTCCTGCGACAGCACCACGTCGACTTGGTGTCCACCCGCGGCCAGGGGCCGGAGCATGGAGTGGACCATCCACTCCGCGCCGGCGTTGTGCATCGGCGGGTAGGCGTGCAGCATCGCCATGACGTTCATGCGGACCTCTCCCGAGAGGCAGGAGCCCCAGTCGCCCGGGGCTCCTGCGCTCGGTCAGCTACCGGCGGTCGTGGCCTGCACGGCGCCGAACGGGAACCGGGTGACGCCGTTGGTGTTCAGGCGGGTCACCGGGTTGGCGGTGGCGAACGCGAACCGGGCGACGACGCGCATGGCGACGGCGTCCTGCTGCATCAGGTTCAGGATGACCTTGCCGTCGTCGTCGGAGATGACGCCCTCGGAGAACATCTTGAAGCTGATGTCCTGCCGAATGCCGACCATCGCCTTGGACCAGTCGCCGGCGATCAGCTCGGCCTCGGATGCGTCCCACGATCCGTTGAGGACCTCCGACAGCGGGTAGCCGTACAGGTTCCCGCCGGGGGCGCCCTGAAGGTTCGGCTGGTAGATCGGGACACCGGTCGTGTCCCGCAGACCTACCAGCCGCCAGTTCAGGCCCGGGCGGGAGGCGAAGCCGTTGATGGCGTACCCGTCCAGGGCGATCTTCTGGCCGAGGTTGGACACGTCCTGCGCGAAGTCGTCGCCGGTGCCGTCGACCACGGTGTTGCCCGCGGCGACCGCGGCCGGGTAGATGGCGGTGGGCCAGGTGGACGGCTTGTCGTCGCCGAACAGGCCGGCGGCGTCGAGCTTTAGACCGATGGCCTCGACCAGGCGGGGTCGGACCTGGTCCCAGATCGGGACCTGCGCGTCATCGAGGTACGCCTCGGGGATCGGGACGATCGCCGCGACCTCCTCGACGATCAGGTTGACGCCCTTCCAGTCCTGGCGGGTGGTCTGCTTCAGGCCGGTGTCGCCACCGACCCAGTAGGCCACGGGCAGGACGTCGAGCACGGGCATGCGCTCGGTCTTGCTGGACAGCACGACGCGACGGGCGCGCTGGAGCAGTGCCGACTGGGACGGCATCTCCTCGATGATCTGCGCCGACACCGGCTCGGGGACGAGCGGGTCGGTGCCCGCGTCGCGGCTGATGAGCTGGTCATAGGTGGCCACGGGTTACTCCGTTCGGTAAGGCAGCGGTTCCGGCCCGTGGCGTGTGGTCCGGTTGCTGCGTGGGTCAGCGGCGGCCGGCGGCGCGGCGGAGCCACGCGTTCGGGTCGCTGTCGTCTGGTGCGCCGGCTGGCGCGGCACCGGGGCGCAGTGCCTCGACGGGGCGGCCACCACCCGATGCGGGCGGCGGGGTCTGCTGGGTCGCAGGGAGCCGGGCGGCGAGCAGTTCCGCGCGCTTGCCGATCTCCTCGGGAGTGCCGGTGCCGAGGAAGTCGATCAGGTCGGCGGGAATGTTGTGCGTCGCCGCGGCCATCAGGCGGGCATTTGCGGCGCGCAGGTCGTCCCGTTCCTGCTCCGCGGCGGTCTGGGCCTCCAGGGCCTTCTGCGCCTCGGTCTTCTGGCTCTGCTCGAACTCGCGGTACTTGGCCGCCAGCGGCTCGGCCTCGCGGAGCTTCGTGCGCCACGATGCGGCCTCGCCGCGCAGGCGCTGGATCTCTGCTCGCGCTGCGTCCGGATCGGCCCAGGGTGTCGCGTTGGCGTCCGGGTCGGACGTCTGACCGGCTGGGGCCGGCGGGGTGGCGCCTTCGGGCTGTCCAGCAGCCGGAGGCGGGGTGGTCGCCGTGTCGGCGGCGGCCGGGGCGGGTGCCGTGTCCTGCACGGTCGTCTCCCTCTACTCAGGTGGATACGCCCCGCGTCCAGCACGGGGTGAGGTGGATGTGGCTGTGGCTGTGGTGGCGCTACAACTGGGCGCGCAGGGCGGCAATGCGTTTCTGGTGGAACGCGATCTGCTGGGACACGTCGTCGCCGCCGGCCTGCCGGGCGAGGAGCTTCGTCAGGTTGCCCTCGAGCGCCGCGAGCTCCGCCCGGATCTGCTCCGGGCCGCGGACCTGCGTACTCCCGCCGTCGCTCTTCGCCTGCGATGTGGACTCGGCCGGCGGTGTCCGCCCTTCGATCGCGGCGCGGAACGCGTTGATCGCATCCCGGCCCGACTTCCCGGCTGTCGACTTCGCCCACACGTCGGCGAACTCCCGGGCCCGGCCCGGCCACTCCGCGTCCGTCGTGAACACCGGCTCCGGTGCGCAAGCGCAGTGGTCGTGGAATGTGTCGTCATCCTCGGTCCGGGTAGCGCTGCGCTGTGACTTGTACACCGGGCCCCGACTGGCGAGCATCGCGCAGAAGTAGCACGGGTCGCCGTCGGTGACCCGTGCCCAGCCCAGTGCCTGCCGGTCGCGCGCCGAGGTGGTGGTGATCGTGTCCCTGCCGCCGTCGAGGACCAGCCTCGACACCGACCCGGACACCGACACCAGTGCCTGATCCTTGGCTTCCTCCGGGGGGCGCCCGAACTTGACGGCCCGCTTGAACGCCGACGGACCGGTCACGTCCAGGCTGGTGACGAGTTGGTCGTCATCGATGGCGGTGGCCAACGACGGCGTGGGCGGGTTACTGATGCCCTCTGCCTGGGCGAACTCGCGGTAGTACCGCGCGGCGAGTCCGGCGGACGTCGCTCTCCTGGAGCGCACCAGCAGCGACAGCGCGGCACGCAGCGCCGGCCACGAGCGGTCGACGTCGGCGGGGTTGAAGGCGGGCCAGAGCACCAGCAGGTCCTTCAGGGTCGCCGCGCGTAGTG